TGCCCTTCATTGGTTGAATTTGAATTTATGCTATCAAAATTTGTATATTTTCTAATACTCATATTTTATATATTAATACGAATTTGGGTGAGATTTGTTTATGTTGCATGGATACTCTTTAAATTCAGTTGTACCATCTGGTTTAGTAGCAATCACTCTAATAGTACCTGTATATAATTTACCTGCCGAATATCCAGCAAAAGGTGCAATGTCTCTCGAATCAGCACTTTTTGGTATCGCGCTAGTTTTTATTTTAAAATCAATAGTTTCATTACCATTAGCAGGAATATCAAAGTTATTCTTTGGTACGGTTACCCAACTCCAATTATTGGCCAATTTAAGTTGAAATGTTATGTTTACAGGTTGAGTATCGTTATTTGTTATAGCCAATTGTCCGTTTGAAATCCATTTGTTTGCGGCATAATCTTTCGCATTCAATTTAGCAGATAATCCTTTTAATACTTGATTATCTTCTTTAGGACCATCCCATTTAATAATTGTAGTTTTAACTAAAATATCCCCACCACTTGCTAATGCAGTATTGGATGCCGATTGTTGTATAGCTTGTTGTTGTTGAACTGCCCCTAATTGAGATTGTAAACCTTCTATAATTGAGTTTAGTGAATCTATTTGTTTTATTAATGCTTCTATTTGTGCTTTAAATCCTGCGTTTTGAGATTGTAAAGATGCTCTTAAAATAGATTCATCTACTGATTTTTGCACTGCAGATTGTATCTGTGTTGCAAATTGTTCGATTACTTTTGATAATGCATCCAATTGATTAACTAATACATCATTAGTTTGCTCTATTGATAATCGTTTATTAGTTTCAGATAATACTCTAGATGTTAAAGTATTGATTTCAGAATTTAAAACTTCAATATCTGTTGTTAATTTTTCGACTTGTTTTCTTAAATCTGTATTAGTAATAACTTCATCATCGTATAATGGTTTAGGTACTAAATTAAGATTTACTTCAGGAATGTTTGGTTTTAATTCTTTAACTTCGGTATCAATTGCTTTTAAAAGTTCAACATTATCTATTTTGGATATAACTAAAGGTTTAAATACTAAAGATGATGCTAAATTATTTTCATTAACTACGGTTACACCATATTCATTTTTAGAAACAGCGGCAGAACCTGATACTTTTAGAATATTTTCTAAATCAGTAGTTCTTTTTTCTTGTAATTTTAATGCAATTGCTTCTAATGATGTTAATGCCATTATTATACTATTTGAAATGTTAATTTATCATCAATTATGGTAGATATTTCACCATCAATTATTTTTAATTTTAATCTATATGTCCTATACAATGGTAGTGTATTTAAATCTAAAATAAAATAATTGGATGTATTATCACATGAAATTTTAGTGTATTCTCCAAATGGATATATAACATCATCTGTTATATAATCTTCCAATTGATAATATGATGTTGTAGGTAAATACTTTGATTGGTCATATTCAAATGTTGTTGAAAATGACTTTAAAGGAAACATATCTCTACCTTTAATTCTAATTTTTATCTTACTATCTTTACTATATTCTGTTTTTAAATTGGTAATAATTACTTTATATTCATCTTGAGCAGAACCAGTAACTGGTAATAAACTGCCTGTTACAAATGATACATCATTCCAAACTATTTCTAATTTTGGCTCATATATAGTAGTAGTTTCTTTAGAAAAGAATTTCAATACACCATAATCTAATGTATTTTCTTCGTTTTCTAACCCATGGTGTATAATAAACCCATTATTTGGTATGGAGCCACTTAACCATCTATTAACGATACCTGTCACATTAATTCTGATATCAGCATCTTCATAGTTATAAGATTGAGATGCTTGAGATGCAGTATACCACGTTCCACCTTCCGCGTTTGCAGAACCAGTTGTTCCTGGCGTAAATACCGCAGTTCCTGCAGTAACATTATCTTGCCAAGTATCAACACCATTTCGGTATTTCCAACTTACACCATCCGATGTAATATTATCAAATTTAGTACCAGTACCCATTGACCAACTCTGTGATACTGCATTAGCATGGATTGTATATTCCAATGGAATTTCTTCTGCTTGAGAAGATTTTAGATTTAAATAAACAATAGAGCCACTTGGGATTCCCATATTAGCTACATCAAATTTTATTAAGGTTCTAGCTATGTCTTTAGTGGAACCATAATATAATTTACCAACCTCTAATATCTCATCTCTACCTGCATTTTGGTCTGGTTGTTGTAAGTAGATACTGGCATCGAACGATGATGTGAATAATTTATGCATATTATAAAGCTCTTCCTTTTATATCTTTGTTAGGGTATTTTACTTCGAAAATGCAAGGGTCTAAAGATGGATATACTATCTTACCTCGAGTTGCTTCATCGATGTTATATTTATTTGGTGAATAATTTCCATCTCCACCACATAAATTTGATATCTTTACGGATGGTACACTCATTACTCCTTCTACGTTTGCAAGTATTAATTCTAATTCAGAAATGTTTATTGGTTTATTAAATGTCCAATTATCTATATTAAAGTAATCTTGTACTTTAACTAAACAATTGGTAACAACTTCTCTTTTATTGTAGTTTGAATAACATATTACATCAAAGTCAACACCTATATTTACAACAAATCCATCAATCATATTCACCGCATCTGTAATCATTCGATACTCTCCTAAATATGTTTTTAGGTTCTGTTTAACTGCCTGATTTATTGGAGTTAAATGTTTATTAACATCATACCCTAAAACATACATATTAATTGCAAATGGGTTATTTACTTCATTCAATGATGATTTTTTAGTTGAAAGATATTTAATTAATTCACCTTGGATATCAGATTTACTCATACCCTTAAATCCGTCTACTAAATTAGTAAATTCTGCGATAGATGCTGGACTAGATAAAATAGATGCGGGTGAATTATTATCTATCTCACCATCTTGTGATACATACACTTTCGCAACACTTCCATATCTTTCTGGCAATGATAATGCTCTTACTATATAATCCTGTTTAGTTACTGCTCTGTTTTGTGAACCAAATGTTGCTAAAGCATTTTGTCTAATTTCTTCAATACTTTCTGCTCCTCTACCCCCTATTGCAGGTTCCAAATTTTCTACTGCAATTGATGATTTAAATGAGTTATACATTCCAACAATTCCAGATGGTATAGCTAACAAATCATCATCAAATTCAACTTTTTGAATTTTTGTTAAATCACCAACATTCACATTTGATGCAATTCCACCACCTGTTAAATACTTTATAGTTAATGTTTGTCCAGCAGGTGCTATACCAAATGTATTAGTTTTTAAAAAATTAGATGGGTCAATTCCGTGATTTAATCTATTAACAGAATTTGCCAAACCTAATCCTATATTTTTTGTATTGGGTAATATTTGCTCATCTCTTAAATTAACATCACCACTTCCAAATTGTATTTCGGTTGTATTATCCGAATTAATTTTTACAGAAAATCTACGAGGTACTTTTTGTACTTCTAAAATATATGGAACTGAACCAGAATAGTATGATAATTCATTCACATTAGGTTGTTCTACAAATATACTTTCTTGAGCCAAATATGGAACTTCGTAATATTTGTTATTATTTGAATCTGCTATTGATACTATTTGTATAATGTTAGTTTCGGATAATTGGATAGTTGGATAATCCGTATCACTACCTAATGTAATACCAGTAGTATTTTCTCTAGCTGATATGGCTTTAATTTTTTTAGATACTAAATATTGAGTAGGAGTACCTGTCGTAGCATCCCTCTCATATACTTCAATTGTCCTATCAGTTGGGCTTGCAAAATCAATTGCATCAGTTGTTATAAACGATACATTACTATTTGTAGATGATTGTACCTCAAATCCAGCTTTTATTTTAAAGTAGAATCTAGAATCAGCTTCATAATTTGTACCACTGTTGTTTTGCGCATTATACACCGATGGTATTAATTGATAAACGGTTAATGTAGTTATAGCAGGTGAAGTTACTTTGGGCTTATACCCCATAGATTGTGCCAATGATACCACATTTTTACGTTCCGTAGCGTGTGATAACATTGATTCTTTTAATTGAGTATCTTGGTAAAATGAAAGAACATCTCCAATTGCTGCAGCTTGTTCAATAAACACCATACCAGGTGATGCTTCATTAAAATCTGAATATGTATTTGGGAAATAGGTTTTAGTAAAATCTATCAAATTTTGCTTAAACGTAGCAAAATCTTTACCAATGTAATTGATGTTTTTTGTATCACTACCCCAACTTTTATTTGATGGATTAATTGCCATTACTAATTATTTATATTTATTTGTACTGATTCTGTTAAATTTGGATTTGATGCTAACGCAAATTGAATGTCTAACGATATTCTGTTTGTATCAATATCATTATCATCGTAATCAAATACTATTGAAGTTAAACTTAAATATGGTAGCCAAGTATCAACTGCATCTACAATAGATGTTTCAATTCTTGATTCAATTGTAGCACCATCCATCTGTTCAAATAACACCAACCAAACATCACACCCAAAATCAGGATTCATTAATCTTTCTCCCTTTTTTGTTAGTATTAGGTTTTTTAAATTATCTTTTGCTTGAGTTAGAGTAGTGTAGTTTGTAGAAAATACACCATTAGAATTTGAAGATTTGCATATCCCAATTCCTAATATCTTATAATCATTTTCCGCTAAATCTGCTACTTTTACGTTACCTAACTCTATTGCCATTATTTAAATCGTTTTACTAATTCTGAATAATCTCTTGTTAATGCTTTTATTGTAGCATCTTGTAACCCATCACCAGTTGATTCCAATTGTTGTGGAATGTTTTGAGGAATATTTGATTCTCTAAAATCCATAGTTTCCCAATCACTATCATCAACCCTTAATTCTGGTTTAATCATATCCAATACACTACTTACCGATTGAGCACCTTCTTTACGTTGCTCTGCTGAAAATGGTTGAGTCATATTAAGAATCTCATTAATCATCGGGTCTTTGGAAAATTCCTTTTTGATTTGAGGTTTTGGTTGAGGTTGTACTACTTTTCTACTTTGTTGTAACGCGGAAGTTGCAGCCTCAAATGGGTCTACCGATTTAATTGCTTCCTTTAGAGTAGGAGCAGTTGGTTTTTTTGGTAAATTTAAAGTAACCGCACCAGATTTGATAAGTTTAGCAACTTCTTCTTTAACTTGTGCTTTTACTTCATTCTTAACCACTTCTTTAATTAGTGATAATAAAATATCTGATTTCATAAAAATTATTGTTCTATTTGTTAATAAATATAATAAGTTAAAATTTACACCGATTTACCTTGCAATTGAAATAAAATTATCCGTTGATAGTAATGTAGATGATTCTGCCATCCCTGCCTCATCTCCATATATTATAGATTTTATAGCAGCTGCAATTTGCGGTTCTTGGGTTTCTTCACCTTCTATAAATCCTTTAGCTATAGTTGTTGCAAGTTGAGAAACTACGTCGGTTTCAGTTTCATTTTGAGTTATGGTATTTGTAACACCAGATAACGTATCTGCTGTAACTAATAGTGCAAGGTTTCTCATATCTTTAAAATCTAAAGAACTTAATGGGTTACCGCTAAATGGTTTAACAAAATAACCTGCCCAAGGTAATACTCCAGGTGCAGGTGGTGCTGGTGGTGGGTATGTACAATTACAGATAAATAGTCCACCTACAGTTAGTAAATGTACTGATGCGGATATTATAAAATTTAATAAAAAAGGAGAAATACTTCCGTTGGCATTCACAATAATTGGTGTCCATATTCCAGGAGATAAATTAAATCCAACATTTGTTGTTAAATTTGCAACTGCACCAGCACATGGTATATTTGGGACGGGTATTTTAGCTGATTGAGCCCCCAGCCAATATGCCTGAATTGCTGGTCCGATATCCCTTAATAAATCTCCCGTTTTACTTACTGTAGTGTTATTTAAAATTAAAAATAAAGTTCTTTCCATTGCTTCAACATTTCCTTCAAATGGAACACCACCTATCAGAGTTTTACCACCTTTTATAACTTTATCGTATTCTTCAGTTAAAGATTGAGCAAACCAATAATTATTAATTGTATTATTTAATTCTGTTTCTGATACATTATCACTAATAACACCAAGGTCACCAACGATGGAAGTTCCTCCTAAAACGGAAGCACCTATTGCAACTCCTTTAGCTTTAAGGTAATTTTCTGACATTTCTAATGCCATATTTAAATAAAAATCCGTCCAACTATTAGAGATTCCTCCTTTAAAAATTTGTTTCGCTTTATTTAAATTTATAGCCATTAGGTTTTACTTAAATAATTATTAGCAGATAATATAGTTTTTAATTGTGAGTTTATTGATTGAAATGCAGCTGCGTTTTCAGGACTAACCTTGGATGGTCCAGATGGAGTTAAATATTGTTGTTCTAAAATAGCACTTATTAAATCTTTTAATATCTTAACAAGTTCTCCTCCCAACACCATTTGTTGTACATCTGCACCTTCTTGTCCTACTCCAATGTTCTTTCCTATAAATACTTTACCACTATCGGAATTAAGGAATATTTGATTAGAACCTTTTGAGTGTATTGTTATATTTTTATTGTTGTGAACATATACTTCTTTTTCTGCATCAATTGTAAAATTACCATCAGTTAATATACCAGTGTTTCCTTTACCAAATATAATAAATTCACTTGCTTTCGAAGAAAGAATTATTCTATCCGAATTTATAAATAATTGGTCACCTTTTAATTTATCAGATGCGGGATATTCTTTGAATGCAGTTTTAGTTTTGGCTACGGTTTCTTTAAATGGTATTTTTACTTTACCAGAAGTTATATAAATTGATGTACCATCTTTGTTAATATCCTCATCTACTAATTCACCTATTTTTTTTGAATCCAATTCTGGATTCTGTTTATTACGAATAAAAATAGATGGAGATGATGTTTTACTATCTTCAGTTAAAAAAAACTCGCTAAAACGAATTGTGTTACCAACTCTACCACTTATAATAGTATCACCGTTTGATGGTTTTAAAAATTTAATTTTTTCATTTACTACATATTCGTTTTTATCTTTAGTTTTAGTTTTTGCATTTGTTTTACCACCAGTAGCAGCAGTATTAGCCATAGAACCACCACCCTGTTTTCCAGCAGGTACTTCTACATCTTCCTCTAACGTAGCATAATAAGTTGTATAATCTCTTCTATAATTTGAATAAGGAGTATTTGTATATGGTAAATAAAATGATTGATTATGTAGTTTTACTATAACTACCGTTTCTCCTTTGATTGGAAATGTAAAATTATTTTTATCAAATGGGAATGCGTAATCATCTACTTTAATATTACTTTCTCTTCTGTATGTAATTGCACCATACATTCTAGCATCTTTATCCGAAAATGTTTTATTATCATTGTATATTGAAATAGAATCAAGTCCTGCTTCACCTTGTTCTTTGGTTAACAATTCAGTTGTTGTACCGTATACATTATCTACGGTTGCTAAAAATCCAAATATATTACTTTGGGTATCTGCCATTATAATTTAGTTTTTATTTCTTCAATTTCAACCTGAATATCTAATAACTTTTCATCTGATTTTTTTTCTACTTCATTTATAGTATCTTCTAATTCGTTTAGTAATTGTGCTTTTTCAGTTTCACTTAACCAACCATCTTCACCAATGCCTTTAGCTTCAGCTTGAGCCAATCGTTGTGCAATTGTAGCCAACTTAATTAAATGGTCATCATTCTTAATGGATGAATCGATTAAGTCTCTAATAATTGGAGCTATGACAGTTGCTTCACCTACACTCTTAATTAATTTACGAAGTGATTCAATCATTTCTGAAATGTTCTTCTTCTTTACTTGCTGATTATCGTAAATATCTTTAAATAGTGATGATAAATTTTTACCATCAAATAATTGAAATTCTGTGCTCATAATATATTCTTATTTACTATATAATTATAGATTTCTTCACTTATTAGATTATACCCAATTTCATTAGGATGTTGTGCGGGGTTTTTTTCTATCATTTCATTTGATTCAAAACAATCTGTATTGGTTTGCTTTAAATAATCTTTTAAAGTTTTTTTAGAAAAATAATAATAATTATTTTTATTAATTAAATGAGATATATCATCTTTAATATCTAAATCTACAATCATTTTATCAAACGCATCTCCCATAAAATAGTTTACACCATAACATTCAAAAAGTTTTTGTAAAAAAATAATATAATTCTGATTTACTATATTATAGTAATTTTGACTAAACATTTGATTAAGAAAAAAAGACTTATATTCCGAAAGAAATTTATCATAAACAGAATCATTACTTTTGTATGAGTGTGTAAATTTTTCAGGTAAATTGAGTAAGTGCTTTACAGACCAACTAACCCATTGTTGACGTGGTAAAAATGCGGCATAATCTCTTAAAGATGAACTCCAAAGAATTACTACCAAATCTCCCTCTTTTATTCTACCATTAACTACATCATCAATTATTGAATTAAAAATAACAGCATTTGGATTACCACTTTTACCATTATTAATCCATTTTAATTCTAATTTTTCTGCTAAATTTTTTACCCAAGAATGCTGATTTCTATAAACTATAAGGTCTTGGTTTTTTAAACTTTTCTCTATTTCTAAATTACAACCTTCACCTTCGGTCCAAGAATCACCGTATGCATGTAATATCATATTTTACTTACTATATAATTTCCAATAACTAAATAATCCATATCACAATTATTAAATGTTTTAACTGCGGTAGCAGGGTCATTAACCATAGTTTGACCTCTCAAATTGAAAGATGTATTTAGTAAAATTGGTGTTCCTGTTATTTTTTCAAATTCTTTTAATAAACTATAATATAAGGGATTTTGTTCATTTGTTACAGTCTGTATTCTAGCACTATTATCAACATGCGTTACTGATGGAATTGATGTTTCTGAAATAACCTGAACTACTTGATTCATATACGGAACATCTTCTTCCGATTTAAAATAATTTTGATAATCTTCATGTGTTACTGATGGAGCAAATGGTCTAAACATTTCTCTCTTTTTGACAACCTTATTAATTCTATCTCTTACATCTGATAAATGTGGATTAGCTAATATAGAACGATTACCTAATGCTCTTGCACCAAATTCGGTTCTACCTTGAAACCAACCAATTATATTTCCTTCTTTAATTAAATTGGCAGTTTTACTTAATAATGTATCAGTATTTTTATAGTATTTGAAAGATATATCTCCTATCCCATCTATAATATTTAATACATATTCTTTACTAAATTCGGGTCCTAAATATGGAGATTGATTATCACCACCTTTTACTTTAGGATTTCCAATTACATCATGCCATACATATAAACAGGCTCCAATTGCAGAACCCGCATCAGATGGTGAGTAGGGAATCCATACATTCTTAATACCACAATGTTTTTTTATTTTACCATTAGCAGTTCCATTATACGCGCATCCTCCTCCTAATACTAAATTTGAATTATCAGAATAACTACATGAGTTATTAATGATGTAATATAAACACCGCTCATACCACCTTTGTAAAGCAGCTGCTAAATCCATGTGATGTTGTTCTAATTTAGATTCAGGTTCGCGTGGTTCAAATCCTATCAGTTTAATTAAATCCAATGTAAACATATCTGTATTAGAATATTCCCATGTGAAATACTTCTGATTTATATTAATTAAATTAACTGTATCCAACGATACGAATGTATCAAATAATTCGTTATATTTTGAAGAATCTCCGTATGGGGCCAAACCCATTACTTTATACTCACCACTATTTGGTTTAAATCCTAAATATGAAGTTATAGTTGAATATACTAACCCCAATGAATTTGGGAATTTTACTGTTTTAATTTCATTAATACCATTTGAATTACATTCCGCAATTGAGATAGTATCCCATTCACCGACTCCATCAATTGAAATTCCAATAGCTTCATCAAACGGTGATGTGTAAAAAGATAAAGCTAAATGAGATAAATGATGTTTTGTAAATGTAATTACACTATCATACCCAATAGTATCTTTTATATATTGTTTTAAATTTCCCTCTGTTGCTTTAAATTCTTTTTTAAATTTATTCCAAGTTTTGAAATATTTAATCCATCTTTTTCCTAATGTTTTACTAACTCTGTCATATTTGATATTTGGTACTTCATACCAACAAAGGATATCAACTTCATCTATTGTAATTTGAGCGTGTGATAAACATGCTTCTATAGCTTTTAATGGAAACGAATTATCATGTTTTATACCAGATAATTTTTCTTCTTCTATTGCAAATACTACCTTACCATCTATAAGCAATGCAGCTGCTGAATCGTGGTAAAATGCGGATATTCCTAATTGAATCATAATATTAAATTTTTATATCACCATCTCTTTCAAACTCATTATATAGTTCCATTTGTCTTTCTCTCATCTTATTAACAACTTTAGTAATATAATGAGTTGGGTGACCGGTCATCTCTCTAATAAGTAGATAAAGAGATTTTTTATTGAAATTTTCTATGTATTCTGCTCTTCTAAATAATTCTAAAACCGAATCTGCTATTTGTAAATCTCGTTTTTTAGGAAAGAAATTTTCTAAATGTTTATCCCAATAATTCAACATTACTACATTAAAAGTTCTATGGTCATCATTACGGACTTCTTCTGTAAAATTATTTTCAGTATCCCAATGGTCTGGCATTGCAGACATTATATCTGTATCTTTATATCTTTTATAATTTGCGTTGTTATTTAAAATCAAATAGTTTCTCGCAACAATTGTGAAATAAGAAAAGGCTTTACCTTTTCCATTTTTATACATGTGAATTTTTTCAATCATAAAAGCAACAACTTCACACATCACATCTTGTGGGTCATCATCAAAATATGAAAACTTCCATTTGTTGTAAACTATTTCTGCTAGTTTATCAAATGCAGGCTTAATTCTATCTCTATATAATAAATCTTTAATACGTTGATTATCCGATAGATTGTATTCTATAATTGCGTCTTCAGTATCTTTTGTGAAGTATTGTTTACTTTTTGCTTTTCTTGGCATTTTAATTAAATTGTTTGAATCTTTCGATAGTTTCTTTTATTTGATAAAATATAGAACCTACTTCATCATCCTTCTCAAACATTTGACGATTATCAATCTGTCTCAATGCCTCCAGTAATGCTTGGTTTCTTTGAGTTTCTTTTTCTATAAACTCTTCGTATTTTTCTAATTTTGTTAAAAGATTCCTAACTATATATAATGCAGTTAAGAATAGTACAATTATTATTCCTAATAAAATTTCCATATTAAACTATTTCGTATCCTTTTAAAAAATAATCATTTGCTTTTTTGTATTTAACCTCAACTAATTCACCTGTTGGTGATTTCATTACAATTTTGTCATTTCTACCATAATTGTTTTTCTTTGTGATAGTTGTGGAATAAATTCTATCTTTAATAGTTATCCCATCTAAATGGTCAATTTCATGTTGTACAATAACTGTCATCATTGTTTCCATTGAAACTCTTTCATCTACTTTATCTCCTTCTGGATTAATTTCAAATTCTAATTCTCCCAAATTATCAGTTTGAACTTTAATTTTACAAGACCTAATAGTTCGTAATGGTTTTTCAATTGTTTTTGGAATAGATAAACATCCTTCATAAAAAAGAAACCCTTCTTTAGACCGGTCTGTAATAACTGGATTTACTAAAAATAGTTCTCTACTATCTTCTTCATCACCAAATTTAATATAACAGGCTCTTTTTTTAATTCCTAATTGAGTTGCCGAAATACCTAAACCTGGATAATTTTTTAATCCATCTTTCAAAGTTTGTTCTAATTCATCCGCTTCAATAGCAGTAAATTCTGTTTTGGGAACGCGTGTTAACAAAAACTCGCTAAATTCGTTAGATTGTAATCCGTTTGATGCTTTGTCTGTAATTAATTTCATATTTTTATTTATTTTTTAATCCGTATTTTATAAATTTATACCATACTCTTTCATGAATATAATATTGAACTGGTTTATACACTAATTCTACAACTCCAAATGCAGCTCCTATCTGAATTGAACCACTTATCCACCACATTATTAAAAACCCTATGATGGTACTTAAAACACGATATGAGATGGCTTTAGCAATATGTCTTTTACGCTCTACTATCATATTAATGTTTTATTTATTTTTTTATTAAAATCATAAAAAAATACCATACTATATCGTTCACCTTCTAAAACAGGATTTACTCTATGTTTAATGGTTTTATCGGTTATAATACTTAAATATTTTTTTGGTTTTAATTTTTCTTTCTTTTTATTTTCCGGTTCAATATATTCATATTCTCCTCCTGTAAATTCATCATTTAGATACATTAGAAATGTTATATCCGATGCGTCTTGGTGAAATTCATCGTTTCTATTCGTTTGGTTTGTTATTTTATTAATCCAAGCCATTTGAAACGTAATTTTAGTTTTTAGTTTTTCATTTAAGTAATTATTTATCTTTATAATAATTGATTTCATATCTTCATCAACATTTGAGATATATTGTCTTACATAATAGTTTCTAGATTTTCCACTTAATTCAGTAGGAGTATCATCAACTTTAAACGATACACATCTTTTTTTTAAAATTTTTTTTTCTTTTAAACTAAATAAATTTATATTATCTTCTATTAGTATCATTATCCTTTGGTTTCATCATAGGTAATAGTTCCATTTGGTGTCATACGGCCTGTTCTAATAGCAGTTCCACTAATTGCTGCTACATCGGTTGGTGGTTCATGATATATTACATCATATCCTACACCTCTACCATAGTTTACTGATTCAATATCAGGAATAATAGATATATGAATTTGATTCCAATTTTCTTGAAAGAATGGTTCTTTTGTTAATTCAATCATTACCTGTTGGGCAGTTTTTGGGTTGTTTTCATCTACATCCACATCTCTAATTGCCACCCAAACATTCTTTCCCTTTTCAAGTTGTTGATTGATTAACCATTCATGTCCTTTGTGCCAATTCTGCCATCTTCCGATGTATAGTGCGTACTTTTTCATAACATTGTTTTTATAAATGGTAATATTGCTAATTCTTTTCCTTTTGCTTCAACCATAATGTCCACATCCAACTCGTATGTATTGGGGAGGGCATTAATATACACCGAATGGGCTTGTGGTTTTTCTTTTGGATTGTTTTCATGTAATGCTTTAGATTCTGAATAGTGAACTTCTTGTGTAATACTTTTTGGCCAAGTTGTGGCAGCAAGTTTAAGAGCTTCTTCTTCGGTTAACCCACCTGTGCAAAATTGATGGTGATGATAGTCAAATACAATAGGAATACCTGTTCGTTCGTAGATATACATCAAATCTTTTACTGAATACATAGAAGCCTTATCATCATTCTCCAATGTCAATCGTTTTTGTACGCTTGGAGAGAGTCTTTTGAAATTTGTAATCAATCTATCCATCGCAGATTGTTTATCTCCGTATACCCCATTACAATGGATATTAATATTGTTGTAATGAGTTTTGGATAACCCCATCATATCAAATATCTTACCATGTAATTCTAAATCAGCAAAAGTTTTCTGAATAACTTCTTCGTTAGGGGAAGGTAACACATTAAATGGA